AAAGTTACCTTCAAGTGCAATGTCCATCAAACCAGAATACTTTTGGATACCACCTTCAAATGATACTGTGATAGGAATCTTTGATTTCTCTTTAACAAATCGTGACTTCTCAACATTGATGATGAAGTTGTATCCAGTAAGTTCTGTTCCGGTCTTTTCTTGTTGGCGACCAAGAATCCAGATCGTATCAGCAGAATAAACAATACCAGTACCACCTGAAACGATTGCCTTAGGGAACATTCCAATTTCCATGTATGTGTGATTAACAACAACCATTGGAATATCTTTGAGTGCCAAATGCGGTGTAATCATTCTAAACAAAGATTTCAATTGTTTAGCACGGGTCATGTCTGCAACAGACTTACCTTCCATCGTATCGTCAATCTCTTTCTTTGATGCAAGATTACCAATAGAATCAATAACGATAATTACTTTCTCACCTTTTTCAATCTGTGCTGCTTGATTCATCAAGTCATGTTTCAGTTCTTCAATATCAGTAATAGGTGTATGCAATACACGATCCATATTGATACCAAATGTTTCAAAGTATGCTTGCGGTGAACCAAACTCTGAATCATAGAATAGAACAACTGAGTCAGGATACTTTGCTTGATATGATGCAGCCATCAATAATGCAAATGCAGTTTTAAAATGTTTAGATGGACCTGCAAGTACAGTAATACCAGGAGTCAATCCTCCTTCAATACTTCCAGACAATGCAACATTAATCATTGGTACGGATGTTTGAATCATATCCTTGTTACCAAATAGTGTTGATTTAGATAGAATCGCTGTCTGTGCGATTGTTGAATTTTTCTTTAACTTATCAAGTATGCCACTCATTTAAATTCTCCGGTCATGTTTGCAATTTTGTCTTTAGATATTACTGTATTTTTTTCGTCTATGAATGATTCTACACTAGCTACTGGAGGAACGTCAATAGACTTACGAACCTTTACCTTTTGCTTTTTATTTTTGATACTCTTACGGTATGTTTGATTGGCAGCAATCAACAACAATACTGCCAATGGATCGAACACTACAATGATAACAAATATAACTAGTCTTACTGCTTTATCTATAAGGTCACGATCTTGTGTTTCATAAACTACTTCGGCCACATATTTTATAGGTCCCAATTCTGATTCAGCCTTTTTAATTTCCAATGAAATAGGTGACTTTTCTTCTGTAATTTTCTGTATTTCGGTCTGCGCCCTAGCAATCTCATCAGCCGCTCGTGTGCGCTCCTTCTGTTGGGTTTTACGGATTTGGTTCGACCTTTCAGCACCTTTCTCGTCCGTCGAGCGTACCATGACTTGGTCAACCGCCGCATCCAACTGTAAGAGATTTTTGCGATTAGTCTCGATGCTCTCCTTGAGTGTTTTGATCTTCTCATCATAAATGAATTCCTTTTCAATCAATGGTGCAATGCTTGATGAATGTTCTATGTGTGCTTTTGAAAGATAACCAAAGATACCCATCGATGTAATTGCCATGAGTAATATAACAGCAATTAAAAAGTAATAACGCATCCATCGTGTTGTAACATTCCAATTGTTATATAACCAAGATACTGTTACTAACTTAGCCATCTCAAGTACCGAACCCATGATAATAATCGGCCAGTATGAACCTGGGAATATCTGTGCAAGTCCAATCACCGAATAGTATGCGGCAACAATAGACAAAGCAATAGCAGTAAGAAATGGAAATAACGCTTGTAACATTAGAAGAAACTCTCCAACGAATTAGATTTTTCAGACTCCCATCCCATACAGGTTAGAATAACCGAAACTGGTTCAATAAAAGCCTTCTCGAATTGAATATTATAGTCGATATACTTCTGCAAGTCAAACTCTTTCGGGAGTCTTGTCGGAAAAGATATGACTGTATCCTTTATTGGATTCGGTGATTTTAGATAGGTGAACTTTAATTTCTCACCTTCTTGTATCAATGGGTAACTGTTTGTTAGATTTTTTTGTTTTAAGAAATGATTATATAGTAACGCACCCTTTACATGAATAGGTGTACCTTTCTTGTATATACCAACAGAATCACGATACTCAGCAAGATTATTCACTCCACGTGGGAACGATATATCTTCTACTGGTAAGGATTTAAATTCTTCTCGGAATTTCGCAATAAAGTCTTGTACGTCACTCTCTGTACCGTTCATTACAAGTTTAACCATCTCCTTCATCTTTTCACGAATAGCATAAGGTGTAGAAGATTTAATCATCTCTAGACCTTTAACTTTCATTTGTGGTTCTGCATATTGAACACCTTCGTTGTTATACACATTGAGGATGTATCTTTTCTTTGCAGTCCATATACCTTTACTTGCAAGTGCTTCACGTTTCATTTGCATTTTTTGTGCGTAGGCGTGGATGTAATCAGCAAGTTCTTGATAACTCTTATTAATGTACGGTTGTATCTTATCTTCACAGACACGATCCATGAAGGTGATAATTTTGTTAGGATCCGTTTCTTCTTTATAGACTTTGCGTACAAGTGGGCCAAGGTTGAGATATATCGAATCCGTATCTGAAGCAATAACATAATCTTTTTTCGTTTTTAAAATATCATTCATGTAGGTATTAAGTTTACTTTCAATCCACTGGATTGCTAGTTGACCCGACATGGTTACTGCTAGTGCCATTCGTAAATCAAAGAATCGGAAATATTGTGAACCCAATGCACCATAAGCAGAGTTCAAAGATAGTTTCTTTGCAAGTTGTAGATTGTTATATCTTGAGATTAAATTCTCTAGTTCTTTTTTCTTAGTTACATCAGTTTCATTTTCATACTCTTGTTCAGCCTTGAGCATTAACTTCTTAAACTTCTTACGATCCTCATACATTTCTTCCATCATCTTTGGCAAGAATCCTTGTACATCTTTACGGAAGTATTGAGCATTAGGTGTTAGGATGACATCCGATATCTTTGAAGTATCAACTTTCATTTCTAACAGTTTATCTACGGTTACACCATCATGTATTACCTTACGCATTTCTTCTGTATGTTCTGATACAGGAATCAACGTCTCGGGAGATATGTTGTACATTTGAATCAAGTGTGGATACAGAGAATTCAAGTCAAACGATGCAACCCAATCGTGATTACCAACTTGTGGTTCTTTAACATACGCACCTTCAAATGCTTCACCTTTATGTGAAACTTCTTTTGGTGGTACGATGATCTTTTGTTCTAGTAGATGATTGTAAATCAATGCATCCCACATGCGAGTTTGTGCAAAGACATCAGCATAGTTACACTTGGTATCATATGCCATAGTCAATGCCAACTGAATCAACTTTAACTTTTCTTCTAGTTTCAGAATCAGTTCAACGTCTTTGATGTTATACTCAATAAACTTTTGATAGTTTAGTCTGTACAATTGATGAAGGGTATCATATTCATCATAGGATAGTTTGTTCTCACCAAGTTCTACACTTGCGATGTTATCCAACTTGTATGAATCTTGTGACTTACCATTAGGCGCATACCATTTGTACAGTTCAATATAATCTAGTTGACCAATACCAAAGATATCATAAGACTTCTTTTCTGAACCTTTGAAATTGTAAACTCTCTCATTGATTACTTCCCATGGAGATAACTTACGTGCTTCCTTCTCACCAAATAGTTTAGTGAAACGATTAATCAGATAAGGAATATCAAATCCTTCAGTATTCCAACCAGTTATCACATCAGGATAGTTGTGTTGCCAATCATTTAGAAATTTCTTACATAGATCAATTTCATCTTGGCATCGAACATAACTAACAGTTTCATCGTTATTATCATAGTGACCACAACCATAAACAGTAGTGCCACCGTTCAATTGACGAACAGCGATTGCAGTAATTGGTTCTGATGCTTTGTAAGGATCAGGGAAACCGTTCTCAGAACCAACCTCAATATCGATGATAGCAATTGATAGTTCTTCAATGTTCCAATCAATCAAACCTTTATGGTTGTCTGCGATAAATGCATATGCGTAACGATCATTACCATAGACTTTAAAATTCTCTACGGATTCATATCGTTTAACAAAGTCCCTTGCCTCTCTAATATTGGAAAACTGCATGGGTTCTAGATATTCACCGAACAGAGTTTTGTAGTCGGTCTTTTTCTTGGCAGGTAAAAAGAGAGTAGGCGCATAGTTGATTTTCTCTTTTATGCGCCTACCATTCTTTACACCTCGATAAAGTATATGAGGACCATATACCGTTATGTTTGTGTAGTATTTACTCATTAAAGTGTTTTTGCAATTTGTATTCCGGATCCGAAGATAGAGTTATACTGATTTTCTAATTCAAGTATAGGCGTAGTAGTGGTTAGGATATCATTTTTTGTAATCTGTATTCCACTTCTGAATTCATTAGTATAATCTAAAAATGGAGAAAAAGCAATACTTCCAGTATCGTTTGCCGCACGTGGTGGAATCTGTACCACCTGTACAGGTTCTTTAATAGTCACATAATTAAATTCCGGTAAATCTTCAACAT